CTTCTGCGGTCGCCGTTGCTGTCGGTACGGAGATGGTCACGCTTTGGGATATCGATATCGTCGGTGCAATGCCCTCTGCGGTTGCGGTTGCTGTTGGGGGTGAGACGGTGGCACTGCGGTATGCTGTGATAGTTGGGGGGATGCCTTCGGCGGTGGCTGATGCGGTGGGGGGGGAGATGGTTACGTCGCCGCCTCCACCCTCGGTGTATTCGATGACGAGTTTGGGGGCGTAGGTTGCATTCTGCTCATACAAAAAAACCTCCCTGTGACCAGCCGCTCCATTATCTTCGTGCATTACCATTAATGCATTGCCAGATGCCCACCCAGCACGATTAATTACTTCTTGCACGGCGGCAGAAAAGTCGGGAGAGTCATACCAAGTTCCAGAAACCATTGAAGGCATCGTCCACGAGGAATAGGCAATTGTTTTGCTTAGTGCGTCATAGGTTGTGTAATTCGTTGGAGCCACAGCATTATCTGCTGAATTTAAATATATTGCGGTGTGGCAGTCTGTCTCCGACAAACTGCTTAAAGCCTTCTCCTGTAATACAGCAGAGGTTATCGTATACCCTTTGGGGATACCTACCGTTGGAAATCTGCAATATATGTGGTTCGTACCACCATTAGCATAGCCGATTCGACCAAAAGGTGAATAAGCAATAAAGTAGATACCTGCACCACGGTATCCGTCATTCGCACCAGCTCCAACCACAAATGTAGTTGTCGGGTCAATCACCACAGGATAAACCGCACCCTGCAACCACTTAAAGTCGGGCGTAATCGCAAGACCGCCCTTACCAAGAGATATTGCAACTTCCCCGATTTCATCCTTACCATCAGTCATATACGGTGACGGTATCTGCCCGACAGCTTTACCATCCGCCATGAACAGCATATCGGAGGTCAAGGTACAACCTGAGAGTGTTATCGGGATGGTGTATGTCGGAGCAACGAGAGGACATTTCTCCAGCACGATTTCCATTTTCACGCCATCGGGAGTGGAAAGATAGCGAATCGAAACATCCTTGCTGATCTGCCCTTTTAGCTCTGATCCCGATGCTACCATGTCACACGGCATATGGTATTCGACATAAACGCCAGTCGAGAATCCGAAGCGGACCGTTCTGTCTTTATAAGTCAGATGATAGTCCGCTTTCTGGACTTTTTCACCGAAGCCAACTTCGGATTCCCATTTCGTATCGATGTCTTTTAGCTCTGAACCGTCCATGTAGTGCTGACGATGCATCGTAACGGTGACTTGCTTTTTGCCTGCGCCGAGATCGAAAGTCTTGCTGTTTGCCGTCCGCAGACTGGTTAATTCGATTTGCCTATCCATGCGGTTGGCCTCCTTTCAAGACTTAAGCGTTGGTCGTTTTAAACAAGCCTGTTGCTTGGGGCGTGAAATTAAACGCCGCACCAGAGGCGATTTTGTCCTCGCCAAAATCGACGTAGCCGATCAAGGTCGATGTGCTTGCCGTGCCGGATGCAAAGTAAATCACCGCATAACGAGCCGTGATGGTTGCGTTCGCCCATGACACATCGGCGGCATCAAGGCGTGTTTCGTTCGTTGCCGTATCTACCGTGGGATCTGAGGGGGTCAGCGCCGCGCCGCCTGCTGTGTAACCCGCGCCTTCAACTTCATACGCCGATACATCGTCAAAGTTGTCGTGAGCGTCCTGATCGGGAGTGTAAGAGCTTGTCAAGAGGGCAATTTGAGCGCTGAGCCGCCTGATGCTTTCCATGTGACTGCGCCCATGTAAAATGCTTTGTGTGCGTTGGTATAGAATTTTGATGTTACTGCCATGATTTATTACCTCCGATGTTTAAAAATTAAGCGTGGTCCCAAAATACTTCTAATTCGTAAGTCGCTGTCATGCCGTTTGCGCTCGTTTTGGTTACGGGTGTGTCGAGTTTATAGGCACAGAGCGCGGCTTTGTGGTTGCCTCCGGCGCTGTCTGCCACGGCTATAATGTTTTCGTCCGTGAGCGGGTGGCGGTGGATGCCATTGTTGGCGCTGGTTTTAAGTGGATACACGTGAGCCTCGACCGCCTGGGTCGACAGGTTAAATATCACTCCGCCCAACATTGACCCGCTGCCGTTGCTTGCAAAGTAGACGCGCGTGCTGTCATATGCGCACGTTCCGTATCCCGTTCTTCTGCTGCCCGCCGAGCTTGATGCCGCGTACATACAGTTGTTGTATTCAGGTATTGCAATTTCGCCAAAAGCCGAGTTTGCTATAAAGTCAAAGTACAAGATTTTATTGTAACCGTTTGTGATACCTAAGTAAGCAACGTCACCGTAGATATACATTGGGTAAATTGTAATCGCCGGTGGTACGGCGTTGGATACGGAATGCGTGTTTTCCAACGTCGAAAAAGTATTATCGCTGTAGACGAACATTGACCTGTTGGCAGTGTTACTGCTGTACCTCCATATATAGCACTTGTCCGTTGCGAGGGCGCACCCAACCACCTTATACTCGCTGACCGATGTGCCAACTGTTGCCGATAAATCAACGGTTGACGATGTTCCAAGCCACAAGTCATATTTTGTGACAATTCCACCTGTCGAGCACCCGTAAGCATAACGCCCATCACAAGCAAAGCTTCCAACCGCAGCATTGTTCGTCGTCTTGTAATCTGCGGCGTATGTCCGCTCAAGATTCGCATACTGATGCGTCAATCCCATACACCCAATAGCCTCGTCGTTGCATTGCGCCGTCGTAAAGTCGTACTGAAAAACCCACCTAATACTGTCTGTGGTTAACTCCGCGAGCACTTGATTAGCCGCGTTGTATGCGCCCTGTCGTGTTCCACTTGACCCCGTTGACGGTATACCCCATCCTATCGTCTGCCCTTTGAGATAAGGGAAAGTTGTTGCGATCGCATCAGTGTTGTCGTTAAGGCACAGGTAAGCCTGAGACACGGACGAATGCCAAGGTGAGCCGCTGAATATGCTGCTTGGGAATACCGTGTTTTTGCCCTCAATACGGTTTTCAACCTTGCCAGTCACCGGGTCCGTCAGGTCAAGTTTGATGTGCCCTTCCGCGCGCACTGGCCTCATATGTTTTATGATTTCTCGTCTTATTGTGTCTTTCATAATTCCTCCTAAGTCAGCGTCAGTGTGGGCGTTTCAGAGAACGTATAGCCGCTGAATATATTTACCGCTGCAACATCGTCGTATATCGGATCGATCGCAAATGCAGTTGTTGTGGATAACACAGAGTCTTCGTCAACCGTAAATCCGCTGAAAAAATCCGACGACTCAACGAGGTCGTATATATAGGCAAGCTCAAAATATTGGTCTTGACCCGCGATAAACATATGCACCGAAAATACTGGAAGCTGCGTCCCGTCGGCATACCTTAATTTTGAGGTCTTCTTATTCATAACCGTGATTCCATGGATTCTGTTGCTAATGTCGCAATAGATTTTATACACACCGTCCGACACTTTTTCGATTCCGTTGACTGAAAGCTGGACCGAGTCGTGAATGACAACGCTTTGGTTAAACATGCCAATCGAGAACGGCAGCACAGATTGTTTGAAGTCGATATAGAAATATGAATACTCCCCTGAGTCGTTCCATATCGTTGGCTTATAAACAATCTCCCCATCGTACACTGTGCGCCTGAATAGCCCATAGCGCATGACGGCTATTGCGGTCATTTGCATTCTGTCCGCATCGGATAACGCCATATCTCAACCCCCTATCCGATCGTAACGGTTGTTTCAAATTCGTCGGGCCACGTGAATGTCATGCTCGTCGCTGTCTCCACATAGTTAATTACGTCCGGCGTTGCCAGCCCTTCCATCAGCACGGTGATTGTTCCGGCGGTTTTATCAATCACCACGCTTTCGGCGCGTCTGGATGGCAAGGCCAGTCCATACCAGTTTGACCCTGACGGTGCAGCCACTTTCTCCGCATCACGAAGAAGCCGTCTTGTATGCCCGCCAGCTAATTCTGTTATCGCCTGCGATATTGTAAGCGGCACTCACTCCACCCCCGATCCGGCCGGCGAATACCCGTAATACCTCGCTGTGATTCGCGTCCCGAATATTGGCTTGCCCTGCGCGTTGAAGCTGTGCGTCAATGAGGTGATTTGATAGATTTCTGAAACTGTCGTGCTTGACTCGATCACCATGATACAGTCCCCGACCCACAAATACGGATTGCCGACAGCTTCAAATTCCACCTCGCGCACACCGCGCCCCATCGCAAGCACCATCTTCTCTGCGACATTCTCGCACTGACCGCTTGACGTTGATGTGCTGTCCTCGACGATCAGCACCTTGTCTGTCGGCAGGTTGTAGTAGTCGGCTGACGCGTAGCTTGCGTTGCCGTGGCAGACCGTATCAGTTTCCGTTTTGCCGAGAACTGTAATCGTGCGGTAGATATCCGCGTCGTTGATACTGTATCCCAGACTGATGATGTCCTCGCCCTCGCGGAAAACCCACGCGGCATAGACGTATGATACATACACCGTGCCACCGTCAGGGATGGTGCTGCCTGCGCGTCGCTTGATCGTCCACTCTGTGCTCCTGTCGCCCTCGGTGATCTCATAATCCGTAGCCGCAGAGTACAAATCGCCGCCGCCATCTGCCACTGAGCGCACGCGGATTGATGCTGTTACAACGGGGTATTTAAGCATTTCTTCTGCCGTCGTGCCGTTTAAAACAATCGCTTCGTCAACGGCTTCCGGCTGCCGATCTGTGGCGTACTGAAAATAAAACTCGCCCTCACGTCCTACGTGGAATTCGTAATTGTAAAGCTCCGCAAGTTGCTTGAAAGCCTCGGCATAGGTGATGTGCGTAAACGTGACGGTCGTCTCGATGGAATCCGCAGATGCGTCAACATATGTGTTGTCCACGGTCCAGCCGGAGCGAATCGCAAGATCAAACACGATATCAAGCAGGCTCCATGCGGTATATGACAAGGAGCGCTGGCCTAAGTCGTCAGTGACCGTCTGGTCAAGGGCACGTTTCAAAACGTCACGCGCTATGATCGTGATCTCCTGGGGCCATGTTTTCATATAGATTTCATCGATCGCGCCCGCGAAAACCCATTCGTAATGCTCGCCGTAACCCATCGCAACAAATATTCCCATCGACGGCCACAGCGCATGATAGAAGTCGCCCGCTTTATCCGGGGAGTATCGCCCGCCCGAATTGTCAAGCACAATCTCAGCGGTCGACGCACCGTTTTTTATCGGCTCCACAGTTATTGATTTTACCTTTAAAGGCGTTTCTGGCATCGCCTCCGACAGGGCGAAAGCGATTGGCTGATTCACTCCGACGTGGAGGTTCGACTTAATAATTGCCCTTTCAGCGTCTGTGTACGGTAGCATTTTTACACCTCCACAAAAACGATTTCCGCCGTGTAAAAATTCGGGGGGTCGTACTTCGGCGGCTTTATCGACTCGATGTAATACGATGCGTTGACTGACCCGTCCGCGAGCGTCCGCGCCGTCCCTGCGTTCTTGTCACCCAGCAAGGTTGTGTACGCAGACATACTCGCAAGGATCAATGTGCCTCTAACCCTGTAGCGTTCGCGACCTGACTGCTGCAAAACCGTGTTGACCGCGGTCGGTGCCAGCGGATCAGGCAGCAGCGGAACCTCGGAAAATGCGTTGCCGGAAACGTAAGGCTGCCACGTTCCGGCAACGACAGATAATGTTGTGCTTCCCCATGTTATAGCCATGTATCACCTCGGAAACCTTCGCGCATCCCGAAGGAGTTCTTGCGCGAGTATTTTGCCCGATCCGATCACCGTGCCAGATTTGTTGACCACATTAACATTGAGTTCGCCGCCGAGCGTCAACTCTGTTTCTATTTTCTGCGATGCGGACGGGGTGAGCGGCGCGGGCCTGTCAATCGGTACGCTTGCCGCCTCTCTCACGCGCTCCGCCTGACCTGTGATTGCATACCTAAGATCGCCAAGCTCGGACCCCGGAAGCGTTGCTGCGATGCGCGCGGCTTCAGCAAGCTCCCTCGCCTGTTTTTCCGTGACAGGGATTTGCGATTTTAAGCCGAGCGCATACCCCTCGCCTGTGTACGCGCCGAGTCTTTGCAGCACTTTTGACGGCGATCTGATTTCGTTGTGCTCTCTAACCGTGTCAGGCACAACTGCCGCAACCTCGCGTGCTGTGCGGCGGAGTATTGCAAGCTGAGAGGTCATGCCGTCTATGTAACCCTTGACGGTATCCTTGCCGGCTTGCGACATTTCGGCGTATTGATCGGCTTCCTTAGACAGATCAGTGATGCTCTTTTCGATGTTCTCGCAGGATTTGTCAAAGTCTGTGGCAACCTTCGCCATTTCCGATGCGTAGGTGGATTCCTGTTCAGCGAGTTCCTCGAACGCCGCGTTGATTTCCTCGACCTGTTCGGGTGACGCTTCCGCCATTGCCTGTAGAAGTTCAGCGCTCCGTGCCGAGCCGTCCGCAACGTCTTTCAGCAAGTCAGTGTTGATTCCGGCTTGGCGCGCTTTTTCAAGGTTAATGTTGTAGTTGGCAAGCGCCGCCGCCTGTGTCGCGAGACTTTCCGCGAGGCTTTCCGCGGTGACTTCCGCGTCCTCACTTAGATCGCCGAACAGGCTGCGCTGACCTTGGATGCTCGCCAATGCCGCTTCGTATGCGGCAGTATATGCCGCTGAAAGAGCGTCAACGGAGGTTTTGATGTTGGCAAAGGAGTCGATGATTGCGGTTTCTTCGGCGGTTACGGATTCGAGGGCGTCCGCCGTACCGTAAAGAATGCGGTTCATTTCATCGACAGAGTAACCGAAAGTTGCCGCCGCTTCAGTGGCGTCCATGAATCCGTTTTCCACAAGAGAACGGATAGCGGACTCGCCCGCCGCCGTGTCTGCCGCCACGTCCCGCATGTCGTCCGTCAAGCCCTGCAGTTCCTTCCGGTACCACTCGGCCATTTCCGTGACGGTCTCAAGTTTGGATTCCCAACTTTCACCCCATTCGTTGGGGTCTTCATTGACAATGCGTTCCTGAATGCCCGCGATGGATTCCATCATGGATATATAGTTTTCTCGCGTGCTCTCATAGTTTTTTAGGGCTTCCTCGCGGCGCTTCTCTGCCGCCGCGCCCGTGTTTGCAAGGGCTATAGATTCAAGCTGGTATCTCAAATAGTCTTTGTTTTGGGTTTCGAGGGCCGCGAGCGCTTCGACCTGCTCATTAAATTTTCCTGTCTCAAGATCAATTGCTGATATAACGCCATTCGACGCTTCGATCAACTGTTGTTTAACTGCGTTGAGTTCGGCGGTCTTGTCGGCAGCCTCCTCCGCGCTGAGACCGGAGCTTTGTAGTTCCGCACTCAATTCTCGATATCGGTCAACGAGATCAAGGACGTTCGAGTTTCTTTCCAAGCTCTCTGTCAGCGTGTCGACTTCTTCCGCTACGGTTTTCGACACACCCATCCACATTGCAATTGTCTCGCCCGCAAACGCTGTAAGTCGTTGCTTTGTGAGGTCAAACTTGTCGGCAAGCGTGTCGAGCGCGCGAACGGTTTCCTTTGACATCACCGCGCCCGTGTTCTTCGCCTCTGTGGACAGCCGCTGCAGCTCGTCTTTTCCTGCCTTGATCAGCGGGTTCAGCTCTCTTGCCGACCGTCCGAAAATTTCAAGGGCAATCGCGTCGCGCTCCGTCTCGTTTCCGACGTTGCCGAGCGCGTCGAACAACTCGTACATAATGTCGTTGGAATCGCGGAAATTGCCATTTGCATCTTGATACTGAACGCCAAGCTTTCGGAACGCCTCGCTTTGTTTTTCAGCTCCGTTTTTTGCGTCCGACATGGCGCGGGTTAGGCGCGATTTTGAATTTGCAAGAAGGTTTAAATCTCCGTCTAAGGCGGTTGTGACATATTTCATCTCCTGCAATTCATCTGTGGACATCCCGGTTTCAGCAGACAGCTTTACCAGTTCGCCCGCCGCCGTAAACGCCGCCGTTGCAAACTCTTTCAGTTTGCCGACAACCACGTTGAGCGCCTGCGTCGCGATGTTTGCAAAAAAGCCGCCCTTGAAAATGTCACCAAGCATTGATGATTTGCCCGCTGCCTCACCGGTTTCTTTGCCAAAATTATCAAGCTTGTTTGTGACCTTGCCGAGTTCGGCTTCATTCTCTTTGATCTTCGCCGTCTGATTGTTGATGGCAATTTTAAGCTTGTTCGCCTCGCTACTGCCCTCGCCGTATTTTTCCTCGGTGAGCGTTAGTTTTCGATTTAAGCCATCAAGGACGGAGCGCTGGTCCTCAAGCGCGTCGTTAAGGTATTTCGTCCGCGCTTTTAGACCGTCGGCGTTGTTTTTCCAATCATCCATCCCGGCGACCGCGGCGCGAAATTCGGACTCGGAAAGCTTTACGGAATCGTTTAAACCCTTAATTGCCGAATTAGTTTGAGTAAGATCAAGATTGCCGAAGCCGTCGCAGAGGGCGGTCGCGGCATTTTGAACATCTTTGTTGAACGCCGACAGGTCGGCGCCGAATTTTGCCACCAACGAACGAATCACGCTGCTCATGTTTTGCCCTCCATCGCTTTAAACGCCTTGTCAAACGCCGCTTCGATAATGCCCGCCGCCTGTTCTTTGCTCTCGTCAAACGCGGGACGCAAAAACGGGCGCTCTTTGACTGTTCCTCTTAACTTTCCGTGCGTCACAAGCTTGTGCCCGAGTTCAAGCGGTACGCCGTAGGCTTTTCCCATGACGACAGCAGACGACAGATAAAAGCGGTTTTTGCCGCTCGGCTTCGGTTTGCGTATTTTTAAGCTGTCCCGCAGCTCTCCGGTCTTCACCGGAACCTTTGACTTCGCCCTTTCAAGCACTACGCCCGCCGCGTCCGTCAAAGCTTTTTCAATCTCTTTTTCAAGCTCTGCGGGCAGGTCGTTAAGGGCTTTTAAAAATTCGGGCAAGCCTTGAATTTTAACGGATATCATTCGCTCACCGTCCCTCCGTAAAGCAGCGCGATCATTTTGCACCGGTCTTGCATTTCCTCGTCTGTCTGCGCCTTTGGTTTCGCGTTTTCAGATATATCGATCAGGTATTTCTGCATCTCGGGAAAATCCTTGACGCGACCGAAATACGCTGTATACCACGCCTGTTTGATCAGGCTATTGTAGTCAATTTTTTTCTTGCGGATATGCGTTTTTTGAAGCACTGAGAATTCGGCGGGCGTAAGCTCCCACAACACATCAGGACTTGTGCCGATCTCAGCCGCCATTTCAAAGTAACCGCCAAAATCAAAATAATCCGACTTGCCTGACGCTCCCCTGATGTCGTCGAATGCTGCGCGAACGGCAGCGCCTGCAGCAACAAAGATATCCACCTTGTCGGGGTGCTTTAAAATTGCCTCCGTCGAATCCTTATATGTAAGTTCCTCGTTTTCTCTGCGCATCATCAGCCACAGAAGCACGGACATTGCCGCCGAATCCGTCAGCGAAATATCACAGAGCTTGTTTTTCGTGATCTGCTCATACTCAACAATTACACCCAGTGTCAGGCGCAGTCTGTAGAGCCGTCCCATCTCAACAGTTTGAAAAGGTTTCATTTTTTACCCCAAAAAGGGGAGGTCGAAACCTCCCCTTTAGATTTACGCGGCAAGTACCGCGCAATGGAATGTGTATACCTTGGAGGCCGTGCCTGCCTTGCTGATCGTGATAACGATGTCGTTGATCTCGTCGGCGGTTAGTGCGATCGCGGAAGACGCAACGCCTGTCGCCACAGTCTGCGACACGCCATTAGCGGTGATCGTGATAATCTCGCCGGAGGTGCCGTCCACGGGCGTGATGATCGTCGAGGTCTCGCCGTGCGTAATCGTCACGACATACTCGAACTCCGCGATGTCGAACGTCGGCATCATCAGCACGTCGTTGCTGAATCCACATGCGCTCATGCCAACGACAGCAGAAACCGCGTACACAGGAACGCCGGTGACCTTAAGCGTTGCGGAGAACGGGATTTCGCCGTCAACCGGCGACTCGCCGATCAACTTGATTGCCGTGATAAATGCGTTGAAGGTGATTGTCCAGCCGCTGCTCGGTCCAGTGATAACCACCTGGCGCGTCTGTCGGTTGGACGCGTCGGTAAACATAGCCTGTTGGCCCGCGGTGTCCGTCGCGTCAAAGTATCCCGTGATCGGTACGCTGCCCGGATCGGCAAGCCCAGCGGCAAACTCGCGCAAATAGCCGGAGCTGTCGTGCGTGGTAATGTCGCGGCTGTCGATGGACAGCTCCGGTGTGCCGATGCTGTTCAGTTTCGCTACGGCATGCCCGTTCCACGACAGCGTAGTGCCTTTGGAAAACATTTGCTTCACTCCTTGTAGTAGTCAATTTGGAATTCCAGCGCTACGGCGTGGATTTTAACCGTGCCGTCAGAGTTGGAAAGCGTGTCAGGCAGGTCGTTCAGCAGCGTTATGTACGCCACTTCCAAGCCGCCCATCGTGCCGGAAAAATCACAGAGCGCAGCCTTGACCGCTTCTGCCAAGCTGCGCGCCGTTTTACGTGTCGCGGCATATGCCGTGATTTGATATATCGGACTCTCGCCCGCGTTCTGTCCTTGGTGCGTGTGCGTCAGTACGTTGCTGATGCACCCTGCTGTCAGGTATGGAAGCTCTGTCCCCAGCGGCATTTCATCAAACCCGAAGCGCCGACTGATCAGAGCTGTTATACCCGCCTGTGCCAGTATGTAGGTTGTCAGGGCTTCCTCGATCATGTGGTCACCTCTTTTGCGGCGAGATACAACGCTCGGCGCGTGCCTTCGGGGTCGTATGTGCCGAGGATTTCAAACGTGCGCCCTGCGTAACCGATTCGATTGTGCCCGGTGACGCTCAGGGTGTAGCGGACCACGAAGACCGCGCTTGCCTCTGACCAGAGCTTCTGAGCCTGATAGACTTCTCTTGCTCCGGTTTCTCTCGCGTCGGCCCATAACTTTCTCGCCGTCTCCCAAGCCGCGACTTCTTCGTTCAGTTCGTTGTGCGTTACCGTCTTCTCCTGCACCTCAATCCGGTGCCTGAGCTTCCCCGCTTGCATCAAAACCACCCCGCCTTGTCCATTGACAAGAGAGCGTCAACGGCAATTTCCATCTTCCCGGTCACTTGTCCGACCACCTCCCGGTTTTCATACCAGTGGCCGACAAGCAGCAGGATTGCCTGTCGGTACATCGCCGGGATCGTAGTGTACCCGGCGACGTAACGGATTTTAATTGGATTGACCGTATACAGCGTCACCGCGGGCCACGACTTACCGTACGGCAATACAATGCGACCGATGGGGCCGTCCGTGTCGACAATGTAGTCCGTGTCGGCTGTCAACGTTGTTTCTGTGCCCGCGCTGTCTGTGTACTTAACCGAGGTCACAGATTGCAGTGGCGGGCGTGGCAGCTCGATCTCGCAGCCGGGAGGGAAACGCGCCGGGTATGCCTCAATGGTTTGTGTTGCCAAGGCGCGGCGCGTCACTCCCTCGCAGTATTCTCGGGCGGCGGTGATCAGGGATGATACAAGGCTTTGCTCGTCAAGCTCGTCGGGCGATACCCTGATGTGGGTCAGCGCGTCAAGCAGCGTGACAGGTTCTGTTGATACCGGGGTTATGATTTTGTAGTTCATTTTACCCCCTTACCGGACGTACAAATGTACAATCCCTTTCCCGCCACTTCCTGCGCCCTCAACATATAGGGTCAACTTGTCGTTCGCTACAACTCCGAGGTTTGAGGCAAGCACCTGCTCGGCGTTTGCGGCGTCGCGGTCTTTCCCCGCGGCCATCAGCACATCCGCGCTGTCTTCGTCGTAAACATACACGTCGTAATTGTCTGACGGAGCGGTTGTAGCGTCCGGAATGGTGACAAGGCGCACGATCTCGCCGTTATAAGCCTTGCCTGTGACGGCTCCCACTGTAGTTGTTGCCACTTTTCCGTCCGTGTGAGCTGTCCATGCCCATGTGATCTTCTTGATCACGCCTAAAGTTTCTTCGGTTTTTGTTACTTCTGCAGCCATTTAATCACCCGCCCTTATGCCGGAAGGGTGACGCCCTTGGAATAAAACGGCATCAGTAGCACTTTACCGACGGTTTCGGACTTTGCTGTTACAACGCCGACCTGCTGTATTGAATCCCCCGCCGTTGCCGGCGCGGCCAGCGCCCACGCTCCGGCGGTCGCGTCTGACAGATAAACGGGGTCGCCGACGTTGCCGGCGTTCGTGTTTTGCCCGGTCAGCTCATACGCGCCGACGACGGTTCCCGCCGCTGCGCTTTCAATCGCCGCGGGGGCGACGAACCAGGCGACCTTCAGGGGGTTAGCCCCGTCCGCGTCAGCTTTGCTTACCTTTATCTTCCCGCTCGTGGCGTCAAAGCCTGACGGATAGACGAGATCGCCTTTTGCGATGCCTTCACCCGCGATAACGGCGATTGTCGGGTTGACCTCACCGCCCGAAAGAGAACCGACAACGTCACCGGTTACATCGCCCGCGACGTCACCGGTGACGTTTGCTTCAATCCCGCTCTCTGTGATTTTCAGCACGGTTGTTCCGGACGTGACACCGAAAAATTCAAGCAAACCGGAAACCCATTTTGATCTAATTTTTGTCATGACTATCCTCCATCCCTTTTGGGGTGTGCCCTGGTTGGGCAAAATTAAGGGGCAAGTAATCGCCCCTACGCTATGGCTGTTGCGTTTTCAGATCCCGCATATCTCGACCCGGAGAGGATTGCCACAGCGGACCCGTAGGTCGCGCCACCGGGATCAGACCACTTGAGGCACAGGCACGGGTACCCGTCCGACAACTCCGCCGCGTCGATCTCGATGACATAGGTCGTGTTGTCGTTTGCAGATACGTCAATGCCTGCTGTGGTTGCGGTTTGTTTTGCGCTTAGAGTGTCACCTGCAGCGGCTTCCTCTTTGTAGTAAGTGAAGCCGATTGCAGTGTCGTTGGTTCCGTCAAGGTCATCACATTCCTCGATGGTGACATTCCCCGCATCCGCATTGGTCGACCCGCACGTTACGATGATCGTTGCGTGCGCGTGGTTTGCCATTGAGAAGATGTCCGAGGTCTTTCCTGTGTCAACATCCTGCGGAGGCAGAATGTTGATGACGTGCATGTTTTCAGCAATGTTCATAATTTCCTCCTATCTCGCTGCCAGAGCAACGAAGCTGGAGAGTGTGCGGGACGCTGTGCCCTTGTAAGGCGTAATCGCCTTGTCAAATAGCGGCTGCCCGTCCACCCTGTAAGTTACGCGGAACGTCATTTCGTCATAGGCGAACTTGACGTGCATAGATGATGCGAAGTTCATGCCACCCTTGTCTGCCAGAAGGTACTTGGACATGTCGGCAAGCACGATGTCACCAACATCGCCGAGTGCGGAAGCCTGCTCAATCGGCATAACAGGTCTGCCGAACAGTGTCGCAAAAGGAGAACCGGAAACGCCATTTGCAGGCATGTAAACCGGAACGCCTCCCGTGCCTACGGCAAGATACATGCTGTAGAGCTGCGGCTCAATCTCCTGGTTGATCAACCACACGGCGTTTGAGCGGGAAGACGCAAGCAAGCGACTCCACATGTTCACAATGTTTTCGTAGACAACAGAGTCGTCGGCTTGTCCACTTTCCTTCGCCTGCGAAACAAGACACCCAGCGTTCAGGATTCCAAGGGGTTTCCCAACGCCATCGCCGCGGAATATAGCATCGTCGGAGAGGAACGCAAGCTCGTCGGAAAACGCCTGTGTAAGCACGCTGTTCATTGCGGAAGCGTCCTGAAGTAGCTCGTCAGTCGCATAATATAGCGCCATCAATTTGTTGAGGGTCAGCTCCATTTTGCGGAATTTCGGAGTTGATGTGGTAACGGTTCCGGCCTCTGCGGCCCAGTAACCCTGCACGCCTCCCCAGCGTGATCCGGTCGCCCTGCTGGACTCGTCTACGCCATTGAGCTTGATGCTATTCGCGTTCGCGCTGATGTTGACCTTGCGGCAAAGCTTTGCAAGCTGCCCGGTTTCAAAGACGTTCTTTACCAGCTCGGACGCAAAGTCCTGCTGAACAAGGAAGCCGCCTTCGGAGGGGATTGCTTCATTCGCGCCAGAAGCGTTCTGTACGGCAAGCAAACGATCATCAACCCTCGCACCGGGACGCGCAGAGGCTACAATTGCCTGCAGCTGCTCTCCGAAGCTATTGAACGGTCCTTTGTGGTCTTTCGGCTGCGCATAAACAGGATTGTTGATCGGCGCTTCATCGCCGTTCTCGTCGAACTTTTTGCCTTCCTCAGCAAGCTTCAGCGCCTCGATTCTCGCTTTGATGTTTTTGATTTCCTCGGTCTTTGCGGTGATTTCTTCGATTTTGCTTTCGTTCGTGAAAGCGGAAGCCTCTGACTGAGCTTTGTTCAAAGCTTCAATCAGAGCCTTCATTGCTTTGGATTTAAACATTCTCTTACCTCCAATTGGTCATAAAAATACCTTGGAAGCTTCGACCTCCAAGGCTAAGAGTGCGAGGGCTTTTGAATTGTCTGGCGGCTCCGGCGGACTATGTAAAGCAACAATGCGCTTTACTGCTTCGTTTGTGCTGTTTAAAATTGAATGCCGATTGAACGACATTTCAACCGGATCTGTGCTTTCGGCGTACAACATATCGTCTGCAAAGCCTTCGGCAATTGCTTTCCTGGCATTCATGTACGTTTCGCCGTCCATCATCTGCGAAAGCTTTGCGCGAGATCGGCCCGTTTTCAGCTGATAGGCGTTCATGATCGCTTCTTTGACTTCGTCGAGGATGTCCGCTGTTTTTCGCAGGTCGGAGGCGTAGCCGTAAGCTTCAGTCAGCGGGTTGTGAATCATCATAACCGACGAGGGAGACATCAGCACTTTGCCTCCGGCCATCGCTACGATCGTCGCCGCGCTCATGGCCTTTCCGTCGATCTTCACGGTTACGGGGCCTTTGTGTTCCATGAGTGAGTTATAGATACCCGTTGCCGCAAATACAGATCCGCCATAGCTGTCTATCCACACGGTTATGGGTTCCCCGCTGTGGTTGGCGAGTTCTTCGCGGAAGGCGTTTGGGGATGTCGCTTTTTCGCCAAGCCATTCGTAGAGCCACACATCGTCGTCGTCAACGATATCGCCTTCGATCCGCAGTTCTATTTCTTCCGGCTCTGTCTCTGTGGCGGCTTTCGCTCTAAAATTCCAAAACCTCAACCTTTTACCTCCTTTCCTCGATCATTTTGTATATATCATCCAGAACGCGACCGTAATTTGATGCGGGCGCGTTGGGATCGCTGCCTGCTTCGATCATGTTGGAGGGTTGCAAATAAACATCTCCGTTGCCGATCTGTGGCATGTTTTCCAGTTTCCGAATGTCGTTGACCGATAACCACCCCCATTGGCGACCATGAGCGTACGCCTGAGCTCTGCTTACTGCGTCGCCGCGGAGAAGTCCGTCAATCTTGTGTTCCAGGTAATACCCTTCTGCTCTATCTTCCGGTGAAAGCAGCTGTATGTTCATGTTGCTTTCGGCGCGTTTCCAGTAGGGCAGCATGGTATACATCACAAATTCAAGCGATTGATGCTCGATGTTATTGTTTGTGCTGCGGTCAAGTTTATTAACCAAGTGTTGCGGTACGCGGAAGATTCGGCAGATGTCCTCAATCTGAAAATTCTTTGATTCCAAAAGCTGTGCGTCTGCCGGGTTAATTGATATCGGGTTCCACTTCATGCCCTCTTCGAGAATCATTGGTGTTCCACTGTTTTTTAGGCTTGAATAGTTGTCCTTAACGTCTTTTTTCAGCCTTGCAAAAGACGTGTCCGTCAGCTGCTTCGGGCATTCAAGCACGCCGCTCGGCATGGCTGCATTTTTGTAAAAATTGATGCCGTATTTTTCATACGACAAGCCAAGTCTGATCGTTTCCGCCGCCATCGCAAGCGGCGACAATCCAACCACGCCATCAAAACTCAAATTGGGAATGTGCAGCACTTGGTTTCGCCTGAGCGTCTTTCCCGTCGGCTCTCCCGATATTTCGTAAACGAGTTTTAACGTCTCGCTGTCGCGCTTTATTCTCGTCGCTCCGTGTGGATATGGATACAGACCAAGCAACCGACCAGAAGCGGATACAAGCTTTTCGCACACCGCATTGCCGCCAGTGCATAAGTTTGCCATGATTGTTTCGCCGAATGTATATGGCGACATTTCATCGTTTGGGCGGTTGTGGAGAATGTCGTATAAATAGTGCTCCTCGACCGGCTCGCGCCCATCTTTGCTTTTTTTGTAGAGAATTATCGGTGCGCTTGCATAAGTTTCGGACAGGACGCGCACGCAAGCGTTTACCGCCGAATACTTCATTGCCATTTCCGTGCTAAACGCCCCTGCATCAATGTCGTCGCCCGATAAAAAAGCGCGGATATGTTCATCCACACTTCCCGTCATTAACACTTTTATTCTGCTCGCAAGGCTTAACTTCATGCCTTCATCTCCTATGCCAGTGATCTCATTCCCCGCGTCTCATAAACCGACCGCGCCGGTTCAAGCTTGATTGCTCCGTTCGCCGCGTTGATCAGTGCGACAATCGGGTCTATGCGGTCGATGGATTTATTTTTCATTGGCTTGATATTGTTGTTTCCGTCGGTGGCGACGATCACATTACCGAAGCACCAACGCCCCAGGGGGTTAGGCTGGTGACTGATTTGGAACGCACGGAACATTGTTTCCAGTTCGCTCATACCTGTGGTCATTCCGGCAATGGTCTGCGATATTTCTACAAATTTCGACGCTATCTCCGGGTCAAGCAATTGCTTCAAAATGTCGAGGTTCCACGGGTCGGCGCAATAATAGGCGACATCGTAAAGCGCCTCGTATTCCTCGATGCGCGATTTAATCACGCCATAATCGATCACGTCACCGGGCGTCGCCTTCAAGTACCGCTCTTTCTCCCAGCGGTCATATGTGATATGATCGCGCCGAATGCGCTCCTTCATGTTTCCCTCCGGTATGTATGCGTCAATCAAGAAACGCCAGTCCTCAACTTCACCCTGTGGAGGGAACAATGGAACCGTAGCGGCGAGGTCGATACGCCGCGCAAGGTCTATGCCCACATAGCACCGCTTCCCGAGTAGGTCCTTCGGCGACCATTCATGCAATCCGTTTTTTCCGGCTTCAGTCTGGTCCCACAGCGTAATCGGCAGCCATCCGATTTTTTTAAGCTGCACCCATTGGTTGAGGCGGAGCCAGCGGAAGTTTTTCTCGACGTGCGGGCTTGCTTTCGCCTCTGCCGCTTCTTCGCGCAACACATCTATGTTGATCGACACGCCGAGGGAGGGATTGACCGCATGCCACACAGCCTCGTCGTATATGTCAGCATCTTCTGGCGCGCCGTATATTTTTACGTACCATGTCGGCAGAACAATTTCACCGTCACGGATCTTACAGGCTTTTTCATGGACTTCCCAGCCGATGGATTTTTTATCCGGGTCATCACCCGCTGTGGTAATTACCCAATATAGCGGTTCGCGCCGGGCGGAGCCGGAACCAAAGGTCATAACGTCCCACAATTCGCGGTTCGGTTGGGCGTGGAGCTCGTCGAAGATTACGACTGTCGGGTTAATACCGTGCTTACTATACGCCTCGGCTGAAAGGACTGTCATCACCGTGCCGGTTTCAAGGTTTTCAATTTGTTTTAAGCTGTCGGTGACCTTGAGGATTCCGCCCTGCTTAGAATCCAATAGCGGGTCCTGCTCGATCATCTGCTTTGCGGCTTTATAAACAAGTCCGGCTTGCTTCTTTTCGGCGGCGCAGCAGTATATTTGCCCACCCGGAGGATCGCAGGTCAGATGATATATTCCGAGTCCGGCAATCATAGTTGTCTTGCCGTTCTTTTTTGGGATCTCCAAGTATGCGTATTTGTACTGTCTAAGTCCGTTTTCTTTGACTGTACCGTAAACATCCCAGATTATTTCATATTGCCAATCTTGCAAAACAAAAGGCTGTCCGAAAAAATCATCAGGCAGTTTCAAAAGCTGAATAAACTCAACAACTTCAAGCGCCCGGTCCTTGTCAATCACTTTGCATCA